TTAAACTGATTGAAAATAAATAATTTTCGACCGGGGTCGTCACCCCGTAAGAACAAGCCCTCTTTATCTAGGTTACATCTCATCATCAACCTTGCTCATTTGTTGAACAAAGTCGGAACTCAAGCAAAAAGGGAGTTTTTCTATTTTGGCTAATTCCTCCCCAAAAACCTTCTCGTCATCTGCATCCAAACCATACAAATCATAAAATCCATCCCAAGTATTTTCATCTACTTCGTGGATTTGACCCTTTTGGTACATCTTCCACTCAACGATTTCCGGCATGATAGCATCTACATCTTTAACCAATTCAAGAACCCTTGCTAAATAAAGACGTAAAAATGGCACATGGTTGGCAACCGGTTTGAGACTAATTAGGGACCCTTTCAAATAGCTCAAATATTCGTTGAAGGAAACGTGTGGTTTATACAAAAAATACCCAATCTTGGACAAAACTGAGCCTGGTTTCTTCCCGATTCTATAACCATCAAGTGTATTATAAAACCTGGAAGAAAGGAACTCCACCTGTTCAGGAACAAAGGAAGCTTGAATTTTGAGTTTATAACCCAATAAACTAATATGTTTGATCATAGCTTCCTTCAACCTAGTTAGTTCCTTATTCCAAAATTTAGGATGAATATGGTGTTCAGACACCCAGGAATTCCAGTCCACTATAGAAAAATTGTCATCACCTAAAACAGCAATGGCAGTTTTCATTCCAATTTTCTTCCAAAAAGAAGAAATGGCCTCACCGGTATTCTTGGAGTTACCGGCGGAAGTGTCAGGTTCACCACTTTTCCTGGTGTACTTGCGTCCATATTTCAGACCTTTTGCATAACCAACATATTTCAGTTTGGTTTTTGCGACTTCAGTTCCGAAGTCAAGTTCCTTTAATCCGAGAGAACAATACCACTCATATTCTCGTTCCATACAAAAACGACCTTGTGTAACATCATACTTTGAAAAATCGGTCCCAAAGAAAACACAGTTGCTAACACCACCGAATTCACCGATCCAGTGGTTGAACCAAGCATCATACATGTCTCCATTGTAACCAGAACAATACCAAATTGTATTGAGAGGATTCCAAGCATTTTTCAAAGCATAAGAATAATTCAAAAACCAAGGACCAGTAAAACATTTTATTGGTTGACTACAGCCTTGTATCACACGGGGTCGAACTGGGATAAACTCTTGCAAACCAATTTGCATTATTTTCTCCCGCTTTATGAATGATTCAAAACAAATGTTTTTGGCATTCACTGCCCCATCTTGTATTTTTTGTAGACAACGGTCCATCTTCATCCGCTTTCCTTTATCAAACCTTAAGTAATATTCTGCCCAAGTTACCCGACCATGGGGACAGAATGTATAGTTATTAAATTCAACGGTGTCACCCACATAGTCAGGATAATTGCCACAATTCTCTATTGGTATTGGATCTACCAACTTACTTAGTTCTTCCCAAGCCTCTTGTGAACCTTCATCCACATGTAAGAGAGCTCTTGTTTTAAGTGCTGTGACCAAATTATGCTGACTCGTTGAATGTACAATAGGTGCTTTATGACTGAAAACTATACCTATTGGTTTGACAGCCGGACGCCTTTCAAGTCTTTCCTCTTCTTCTTTGATCTGGAGAAATGCAGACTTATGAGATGGATAGTCAGTCACATCTATAAGTGTTTCGAAATCATTTATGAATGCATCCTCCGGTATTGGAAACGAAGCGTCAAGTGTTTGACGATTCTCTTCAACATTATATTTAAAGTCGTACCAGGTAGCCTCGACCGCCATACTGTTGAAGTGGTGTACTAAGCCGTATCCAAAACTCAGGGCAACAAAGAAGATTAGGGTGTTTTTCCAACTCAAGAAACTAGTTATTGCTACTAAGAACAGACCAAACCAAAGTCCAAAAAAGACGATACAAGCTACTATCACAACTATGGTTAAGCATATATTGAGAATAAGTCTCAAAAAGAACCAATAAGGGTTATATGCTAACTCCTCCATTTTAGCAGCCAAACGAATTTTAAGACGTTTGAATCGATCCTTGAACATTCTCAACATAACCAACCGCCATGAAACCTTAGCCTTATGCCAAAT